CATATGGCAGGCCAACCAGAGCCGTGACCATGTTTGTTGTGCCGGTGAGCAGCGATGCTGCCGGTATAGCCTTATTTGTCTGATAGGTAAATGCCGTAGCAGTTGTAACCGTGATGCTGTAAAATCCACATGCGTCAGGATCTGAAAGTCCTTCGACAGAGATTTGGGCGTCAGTTACAAGGCCGTGAGCCGCTGAGAACGTGACCGCAATTTGATCTGTGCCAACGGCGGAAACCGACAAGGGGTTAAGCTTGACGGAGAAATGCTCTTTGCCAACCAGCGGCATGACTGCGCCTTGGGTCAGCCCGGTTGGCACCCCAGTTTGCTGCGTCAGCAAATTCTCGCCATCTTCGGTGGAGAGCGTCACATTGACGGGAATTGGGATGCCTGTGGTTGGGTCGATGATCGGTGGCGCTGTGACTGTCTGGTAATCAGTCTCAGCCTGCCGGAAATCCTGCACACGCGCCTGCATGATAGGAATAGGATCGGCGGGCACCACAATAGCCCGCAACTGGTCCTGAGGCGTATCCACGCAGCTATTGCAAACAAGGATGCGGATATTCTGCAAAGCAGCCCCGCGCCAGTCATACTGCCACTGAAGATCGACATGGTTGTAACGAAACCCGCAGCGGTCACAGATCGCATGCGCTTGGGGGCTGGATGAACTTGTTCTGGCCCGACCTGACTGTGAGGCGTATGCCATTTATTCTACCTAAAATAGCCAGAGATCATTGGGGAAATGTACTGCTGGGCGGTTTCCACGTTCTGCATTGCCGCAATCTGATATGACTCATCCGCCAAAGGCTTCAGGATTTGGACGCGATCTGGTGCCCAAATCATGGCCAGACGCTGCGCCAAACCATAGGCAAAAGCCTCAAGGAAATAATAAGGGACATTAACTGTCTGCCCATTGGTAAAATCCGAATCATCAATCTGGCATACTTGATAGAAACTCAAGGCTGTCTGGGTGCCGTCCGGAACGGGCCACAGCGTCACATTTCCGCTGATCAGGCGATCCTGCCAATATGTTGTCGGGAAGCCCTGCTGCTCTTTATTTGGATAAGAAGCATATTCTGTGCGGCTGATTGGCAAAATTAAGCGGTCAATTGACTGCCCTGTCTCACCTGTAATTTGCCCTGCGGGCACTGTCTGAGATATACTGACAGTCCAACTGCTTCCTGAGCCAGCGGTAATGATGGTTCCGGTAATGATGCCATTACCAGAAATCGACATGCCAATTGACGGCGTCCCGGAGGTCACTATCAGGCTTGTCCCGCTGATCGACCCCGTGAACACCTCTCCGCTTGTGACGATATAGGTATCCAGCATGACGATGTTGTTGCCGGGTACGCTGTATGTTGATTGGCCAGCGACAAGGGGGATTGTTTGGCGCGTGACCGTCCATAGGTTCACACCCTCAGAAGACCAGCGGCCAAGAAGCAGGTTCGACGCCATGCGCGCCGACTCCATATGCTCCTGAAGCAGCGCGGTATTGCGAATTCCGCACAGGTTAAAGGCATACAGCGTCAGTTCGCCAAGCGACGGATTATAATTAAAAGTGCCGCTTACGGTCATGCCGATATTCCTTAGTTGCCAGCGCCAGTCTGCAATACTGTCATGGAAACAGAACCAGAGCCACTGTTTTGCACCATGCGGATGCCCATAACGGGTTGATTTAAAGCAACCGCCTGAGTGGTGGTCTGAGCGCCAAGGCCAGTAACAGTGACCCAGTTCCCGTTGGCAGGAACATATCCGTCAGCTTGGATTTGATCCAGCGTGTACTGAACGGTGTAGTTTGCTGTGCCAGTCACAGTGCAGACAATCGTCGCCTGAAACTGAGACATGAAGGGGTCGAGCGCTACAGGGGCGGTCGCTACAGCGCCGCCGCTGGCATTAGATGTGGAACGTGTAATGGGATACATGGAAAGTTACTCCTCAATCAATAACGCATACTAGCACTTAACGTCCCATCTTTTAAGCGCCAAATTAATTCGGCTGTTGGGATCGTGTGCTGTTTTAGCCGACGTAAGCTTTTCTTTCATTCCGCACATTCGTGAACGGAAGTTATCGCGCCTATCTGCTGCCGCAGGGCTGCGACTTGCCTCTTCAGCGGTGACCGGGCGCTTGATGTCGCGACCCTCTGCGCGCAGGGATGCGCGCCCTTTTTCGTTTAACCCGCCAGACTTAGACTGACCTTCTTTACGTTGCCAAGCATCAGACATACCGCTCTCCATAGTAAAACGGGGGCCGCTAAGCCCCCGTTCTATTTCAACAAGATCTTAGCGATCAGGTCAACGAACCGCTGACATTGCGACCCTTTGCAGGGGTGCCTTGACGAGCGGACGAGAACGGACTGCCATTGTCGCAAGCCCCACCGGACTTACGAGCCTTGCGGCCAGCGTGGTGCATGGCATCCATGCCCTTAACTTTGCCAACAGTTTTGCCGCCGCGCTTGCGCTTTTCGGCTTCTTCGTTGACGTTGCTTTGATAGGTGTAGCGCAAGTTCTTTTGGGCAGAGTCCTGCGCCATTTCATTTACACCACCCGAAGCGCGTGATTTACGACCCTTCATATCGAGTCTCCTTATGCCGTGAGGTTATTGGACTGGATATAAGTGACGGTCAAAACACCGACGCCAGTACCCGTGTTTGTGGATGTAACCAAGACCTGAATGTCAGTCGAACCAACATCCGTCCAGTTGGCAATAGCTGCATCAACAGTGCCGGGGTTGGCGCTGACGATACCCTTTGTGCCACCTGCAACAGCGCCAGCAGCAGTCAGCGCCGTGGCCGAAGCCGTGGTGCCAATGCCAAGCGTCGATGCAGCACCTGACCAAATAGTCGAAACCGTCAGCGTAATGCTGAGGATTTGACTGTCAGCAGGGATCACAATGTCAGTCGTGAAGACACCAGCAGACGAACCATTGGTGGCCTGCGTAATTGCCTGTGACTGAGCCATGACCGCATAGCCAACATTGGCCGTGCCGTTATAGCCACCAACACCAGCAAGATTGCCGGTGCCGTCGCTCTGGAGGACGTTGCCTGCCTTAATCGGCCCGGTAAAAGTAGTAGTACCCATGGGGACCTCCTTTAAAGTTCCCCCTCCCCGTTAAGAGAGGGGGTGCCGATTAATTAAGACGTTGGGAACGAACCGAAGATCGAACGCCAGTTGTAATAGCCGAAGCTATAACGCTCATAACCCTTGACCAAGAGGTTGTCGGTTACGAAATCGACTTGCATGTCGGTTTCGAACTTGACGCGCTCCATGTACGACAGACCGTCGATGTTGGTCAGAAGGAACCAAGCGTAGGCCGACGTCAAGAAGTCGTTGACCATGTAGCCTTCTGGCAGACCACCGCTGGTGCTGAGGATGGCGTTGACGTCGTTGTCTGCTGTACCCGGACGGAGTTCCGTCTTGGTGAGGCGGATAGCGACAGGCTCAAGCTGTGGCGGAACGATAAGCTTACGGCCACGGGCGAATACCTTCAGACCAGCTTGATCCTTGAAGTTCGTGCGGATCGAAATCATCGCGTTCAACAAGGTAGCTTCGTTAAGGTCAACCTGAGTGGTTGGCGTGTTGGCAACCGTACCACCGTCAATTGGGTGAGCAGTCGAGCAAAGCGCTACGCCGTCACCGCCAATGTTGGCGTTGTAGGTTGTTGCCGTGTTCAAGATGTTCGCACCGTAGATTTCCTTGGTCTGTTGGAATGACTCAATCAGGCCGAGGTTCGATGGTTGGAACTGGGTCTTGTACAGGTTATCGTCGATGGCTTTACGCGTAATTGCATAGCCGAGAGCAATTTCGTTATGCTCTTGGTTGTATACATAACGCTCACCAGCGCCGTTATCGAAAGACGTTTGACCGCCTTCAGTCTTCAACTGAGCAAGGCCGAGGTAACGCATTTCAGCGGTACGTTCGAGCGCCAGCTTCGAATCATGCTTTGTGAAGATCTTGTCGTACTGAGATGGGATCATCTCGTACTTGCCTTCTACACCCCGCAAGCCGGGGAGCAGAAGGTCTTTAATTGCTGATAAATTAACAGCCATGGTACCTTACTCCCTTAAATGCCGCTGAGGGTCTTGGTGGATACGTTGTTGAACGCAACAATTGCATAATTGTATGCGCCAGCTTCCGTACCATTAGCACCCGGAGGCGCTGTGTCGAGGCCAACAACCTTGAACGGCAGCGTGGCTGTCGTTGTTGGTGTGACGGTGATGTCGATGTATGCGCCAGAAATGCCGCTCATCGTGTTGGGTGTGCCATAGGCGAACTGCACGTTGGCACCGATGTCGGTGACAGCGAGACCGGTCGAGGACGAACCACCAACCTGAGCCAAGAACTTCGCGTTTGGATCATTGACGTAATAAACTTCGACAGTGTTTGTCGAAGCAACGTCAGCAGCGCCCCAGAAGTTCGACCAAACGGTACGCTTCTGCGAAACTGAAAGATACTTACAGCCGACGAAAACGCCAGCAAGAATGCCAGTACCGGGAGTGGTAGGATAAATCGAACCATTCGCGTTCTGGAATACAGGGTCACCGAAATACATAGCAGCGGTGTTATAGGCGCAGAAGCCAACAACCTGCTCGTAAGTCGGAGCAGAACCAGTTCCACTGAACTGGCTAAAACCGAAAGGCGCAAAAGTATTTGCCATGACGGATCTCCTTTAGGGAAGCCATCATCGCGCACCGGGGCGACTAAGACTGAGGGTTTTTGAGCCTCCGCACCGGGGGAAGCGGCACGATAAATCGCTTATTTTTTCGGCTTTGTCAACAATGCAATAAAAAGGGCGGCATATAGCCGCCCAATTTACCAATTTTTTTATGAAGGAATCGGAATTGAGTCGTATGATTTCCGAATATTAACCAGTGACTGGTCTTTATTTGCCCGCTCAAACTGGCCGCCTTCTGCGGAATTTAGCTGGGCCTCCTTCTGCCGGACCTGATTACGCGCCTTGCGCAATTCAATGGCGCGGGCTTCGTCAGAAATTTCCGACGGACGCTCCATTAGAACCATGCCTTTACGCTCAATAATGGGGTGATCACCATTATTTGGCATGTAAGATGGGTGACGCGCCGTTGGGACGGGCTCCCAACCAGCGCGGGCCAAAGCTACCTGATACGCAGGATCTTCGGCACCCAACAGAAGCTTGCGCTTCCATTCATATTCCCAGCCCGGCGGAATATCATTTTTATCGATAAAGAAGTCATCAGTGCCTTCATCCATATCGCCAAGGTGATCGCGGAGTTCTGCGGCACGGCGCGCAGCACGGGTGCGGGGGTCTTCTTCACGCATTGGGGCCCGAATATCCGCACGGATATTTGGTGCAATATCCGCATGCGTTGGGGCTGGTGCCGCAGAAAGTGGCTCAAATGCCTCTTCCAATACATGCATATTAACGGCTTCTGCGGCGGTTTGGGCTGCGTGATCAAGGGCTTCCTTAACCTTTGGTGGGCGTCCGCGCTTTTTAGGTGCAATAGGTTCCATAATAATACTCCTCAAATTTAATTAAGTTTGCCTTCTTTCTGAAGGGTAAGCTTGTTGCGTCCATACTCTTCAGGCGTCATGCCCATCATGCTTGCCATTTCACGCTCTGCTGCGGTCAGGGTGACGCGGTTTGGCTTGCTTCCGCCGCCACCGCCACTGCGCGAAACAGGTGCGGCTGGTGGCGCTGAACGACGCTGCGTCGGCTTTGCGGCGTCGGCCATGGCGTCATAATCACCGCCGTTATCCTGACGGCGGATGCGCAGCGTGTCTTCAATTGCCGCAAAATAATCGTCCGAATCCGCAGGAATATCATCTGCCATGGCCAGATTGTGTGCTGCCAGCATCTTCTGATACAGGCGTGGATCGGTTGCGTATTCCGGATTCCGACGCACCCAATCAGCAGAACGCGGCGAAAGCTGCGATGCCAACGCCTCAACAGGATCAGCCACATAAGGTGTTGGGGCTGGCTGCCGTGGCTGGTTTTCCAGCGCCTGCTTGCCTTGCTCAAGCTGAAGAAGCTTGGCTGCGTTGGAAGACATCTCCGACTGAATATCCGCCGCAGTGTCAAAATCACCCATAGCCATGGCGTCGCGGTAATTCGCCTTGAGGATATTATTGTTCTGGATGACTGTGTCGATAGCATTCGACACCAGATGCAGGCTTGTGTCCTGTACCTCACCTTTGGCCTCATAAGCCGAATATTCAGCTTCGCTTGCGCGGCGCTGGGCTTCCTGACGCGCCTTGCGCTCAGTCTCCAACTGTTCCCTTAAGGCTTCAAGGGTGTTGTCTACAGGATCAGCTTCAGCGGCTTTTTCCTCTGACTTTTCGACAATAATGTCTTCGGCTGGCTTTAAATCTTCGCCCAAATCAATTTCAAATTGGTCTTCTGTGTTATCTTCAATATTCATTTTCGCCTCCTTACCAGATCATATCGGGATGTGGGACGCTGCCCCGGATGTTTGTGTCCTTTAGCGCACGGCAAAGCACGTTGTTGACGGTGATCGTCCAGCCATCTGACGGACGGTAAACAACCCAATCATGCAGCTTTACATCCATGTCGCGGAACCAATTGCCGTTGGGATCGTCAAAAGCTTCGGAACCCATTTTAACGACAAGGCCGACTTTGCTTTGGTGACGGTCTTCGTCACGGTGCTGATCCGGCAGGTAAATGCCGCTCTTGGTCTTTTCTGGGCGCAGATAAACGGCGACCACCACCTCGTTGTGGAACACCTTGTACTCTTCAATGTCGCCCAGCGCCTGAAGGATTACCTCCTTTGGGTCTTCTTCATGGGTCATATTCATATGTGGCATCTAATTTTTCTCCATAGTTATCGTTCAGAAATAATTTTATTGACCTCTTCACGCAGGTCTTCAAACTCGCGAAGGCCTGCGATCCTACCAACTTGGTATTTGTAGTCGGAATAATCAACGACTGCATGTGCGTTTGTGATGTTTTCTGAAAGGGTGGCGATGCGCGCCTCAACGAGTTTCAGCAACTCGAATTCAAATAGATTATTAAAATTCATCGATAGGTCCTATAAAATAAAATATTGGGCGACGCTCTTCCAACCAACGCCGCCCAAACTCAATTACTTCTTGTGTTTTTGGATCTCCGTCTTTTCCAAACGACCCAGACCGCTACCAGCGCCTGCATCCATGTCCTTGTACGAGCGATAGGTGCGGCCACCGCGCTTACGCGGCATTGGCTGCGGGCCAGCGCCCGGACCACCCATTGGAGGCGCAGGCATTGGGGGAGGCGGCATTTGCATAGGTGGACCAGCTTGTGGCTGTGGGGGAGGCGGCATCTGCACTGGCACACCCTGAGGTGCCGGTGCCTGCTGCGCATCGGGGTCCATCTGCGGCTGGCCTTTACCAGTTGCGATCACGATGTTGATATTGGTGCCGCTCTTTTTCTTCTTAGCGCGACCACCGCTGTTCATTTCAAGGCCAGCAAGGCTGCCACCATCGCGCTTTGCAATGCGACCGCCAACCTTTTCCTGCGTCTGCATTTCGCCATCCAGAGATGTAAGGCGACCGCCGCGCTTTTTGCCTGCGACTTCTGGACCGGCTGCTGGAGCGCCATCTTTCTTCTTAAAAAGCTTGTCGTATGCCAAGGCACCAAGACCGCCCATAAGGATTTCTGGGTTTCTTATAGCCGCGCCAATAGCGCCGCCTTTAAGAGCATAATTACCAACATCTTTCAGAACGCCACCAAGGCTTTTGCCGGTGCGACCGCCCTTATTCAGACCCTTTGCCGAATGCTGCGTGTCGTGCTTCTTGTCCATCTTGGACTTTTCCCAATCCGACATCGACATGCCGTATTTTTTAGCAAGCTTCTTGTCCTGCGCCTCATCCTTGGCAGAACCTTCCCAAGCGCGACCACCAGATTTACGCACGTTACGCATGTAAGCTGTTGCTTCTGATACAGTCTTTGGCGAAGGACCTGAGCGCTTGACTGGCGCTGGTGGGGCTTTCTTTGGCTTAGGCGCAGGGGTTGTTTGACCACCGCCGGGTACCATGCCGAGTTCCTCGTTGGTCATACGGCGACCGGAGTCAGTTGTGGGGCGCGTGGAAATGCCCTCCTCCATTGGTCCGCCATAGGCTTTTTTCACAGCCCGACCACCCGTTTTCAGGGCACCGACGTGTTTTTTACCCTCACGGGCTTCGTTGGCGTCTTTGTAGTTGCGATTGACAAGAGCATCGACGGTAAGATGCTTGCTGCCTGAGCGCGGCTTCTTGCCTGCATGCTTCTTGGCGTCAGCGCCGGAAACAGCGACAACCTTTCCGCCCTTCTTGTAAGCGCGGCGTGAGATCGGGCGCATGCCGGTCTTGGCTTCGGAGTTCAAAACCTGTTCTGGACCATAGTCAGAAGCGTCAACCTTGCCCGACTTTGCTGAGGTTAAACGATGAATTTTTGCGCGCATTGCGCGACGAGCGTTGCGGGACATCTCTGACATTACAGTCTCCTGTCTTACCGAATTACCGGCGAATAAAAGGTTCCACAAAATTGTGGCTGCAAGAGCATTACCCTTTTTTCAAACCCTTTGCAATCATCAAGGCGCTGCGGACTTTTCCGCCCTTCTTAAAGCCCCGCTCCTGCTTCTGGCGGCGGTCTTCCATGATGTTATCCAGCCATTCTTGTGTGGCGTCTTGGTATGGAACCTTGGTCATCAGGGACTGCTGGAACAAAGTCTGACCAGCAGGTGAGTCGTAATCAATTGCCTTTCCGCTTTTGTCCTTTGTTTTCAGTGTTTTAAAGAAATCACTGAACATAAGCTTTGCAGGGATTGGGACGCTTGACCCGCCCATATACCCTTCATCTTTAGAAGGAATAAGGGCAGGATAAGTTTTATGCTTAAGATCTGGATTGGTTACGATGCGACCAGATGGCTCAACTTGAGAAAAAGCGCTGCCCGTTGATAGGCGCGGCGCACCAAGGAGTTCAGGTGTTGACGCAGAAAAACGGACTTCGCCAATGTCTGGAAACCCAGCTTTTTGCCATTTTGAACTATCAATCTTTTTGGCGAAGAATGATGCATGCGTACCGGGCCTTCCAGCAAAAAACTGCTCAGCCTCTTCTGTATTCATAATCCCCGGCCACGCCATGGGATACTTTTTAGATGGCGGCAGCGCCTCACGCATCATGTCATCAAATTCATCAATGTGCTTTTGTTGAATTGGTGAATGCGGGATCATGCGGAGGATCGGTTCATAGGCATGGTGCGATGAATCAACACTTCCAAGGCCCATTGCGACGTGCGTACCAATTGCAGGCGTACCCTCTGGCGTCTGCGATGCGATTTTTTTGGCAAGCGTTTTAGCTGCGCCGACGCGGTTACCGTATGCCGCAGGATCGCGGCCCTGCGCAAACTCTGAACGCATAAATCCAGCGCCACCCTGCTGTTCACTGGGGTCGGTCAGATCTGTTTGACCTGATTTAAGCAAAACTTGGTCAGCGGGTGACAAGTCACCTAGGAATGGGAATATTCGCGAACCGCGACGCTGCATTTCCTCAAGGTCCGCCTCTTTGCTAGGAAGCATGAAGCCCTTCTTGATGATGGTTGATTCCATTTCCTCAAGCGGCTTGCCAAACTTGCTCATTTTGACGTTTCCGGCGTCCGGATAGGATGCAAGAACGTCGGAGCCCTTGATTGTAATCTTACGCGCAAGAGCGTGTTGAGCCCTTTGCAGGTATTCTTTAAACTTTTCAGGATCGACGCTTGAGTCGTTCAACCCCGCCATGCCGATTGTTTGGAATATCTTGGCAACTGGATGGCTGAGTATGCCATCCTCATCGCCATCGCCTTGCGCACCACCATTTGCAGCATGGTGCATGGCGCGCACAACGTCTTCGTGTGTGGTTTCGTCATTTCCAGCCTTGTCCCACACCGCATGGTGAGTGAGGTGCTGGTAATATGGCTTCAAATGCTCAGGAAGCGATAGGTCCATGGCACTCTGGCGCGCCGCAAGCCGATCAACGGCTTCAACACCGCCTGCACCGCCCTTTTTAGCGATGTACTTGCTGGCTTCCTTTGTTGGACGCCCGGTGTGCAAGATAATCTGGCGCGCATCCAGTGTCGGCTGGTCGCCGCGACCCATAAGCGACGCAAGGAAACCAGACTTGCTGGGGCCGACGCCGCGAATGTGCTGCGTGAACGCCCGCCATTCTTCTGGGGTGCTTGCCATCAGGTGACCGGCATGAACAAGTTCAGACACCTGCTTTTCCTTGCCCGGAAGGTTAAGCGCAGCCCATGTTAGAGCGTCAGGAATGTCTGTCTGGTGACGGCCAAATGGGGCCATAACCTTAATAGCGTCTTCGATTGCTGCCTGATGGATGTTGCCCTTTTCTGCGGCATCAAGATACGCCTGACCGGCTGGCGTGTGCAGCCACTCGCCAAATGCGCCTTCGGGGCGAATCTTCCCAGTCATTTCTTCCGGCAGATCAAGGCCAGATGCGCGCAGCTTATTAACGTCTGCGGCCTGACGCTGGATGCTCGACCGGGTGATGGTGTACGCCTTAATCAAGTCGCGTGGCGTAAGGCCGCTGCTCCCGGCGCGCTGAGCGATATTGTCCATGAAATCGCCAAACTTTTCGACGTGCGAAGGAATTTCCTTCAAACCGCCAAGGCTTTCTTGGACGTCTTCAACCGGACGCCAATTCCAGTCAGAAATGTGCTGCGTTTCTGGATCTTGGTATGCCTCAACGTCGCCGCCAGCGGCATAAGCATGGTCTTTGGGGTCGCCAAATACAGGGTTCTTGGCCAGAACCAGAGGCCCCACCTGAAGAACCTCCTCTGCCATGTGAATGGGCTTGCGGTGGTTGGAGCGGTCATAGAAATAGCTGTGACGCTCCGGGTCCATCCCAACTTGAACCCATTCAGGACTGTCCAAAGCATCTTTTGCCATTTCGTGGATGTCATCGACAGATGTCTTTTTCAGGCGTCCATCAATGTGCGCAAATGGCGACTTGGCGCGGCCCTTAGCAACGGCCACAGCCTGCGACTCAGGCATGTCAAATGTGGCGTCGGTGATGTGCGCCGCTCCCTGATGGGAGAAAGCCCTACCCCCCTGCAACAGGTCGTGCATGGTCGGCACCCAGACGCCATGTTTGGTGTATGCCGGAATGTCGAGGCGTAGACCAACAGGGTGGCCCTCCTGATATTCGTCAACGGCATTGATTTTGTGGTGCTTGTTGGTCGTAAGACCGCGCAGCATATCCTCTTCCGTAGCGGGCGCTGGGACACTTTCATAGGGCGTCACGGGCTTATGCTGGTCGATTAGGTTGTGGTAATGCTCTTGATCAAAGTCAGGTGTGCTAATGTTCTGGGCATATTCCTGAAGATCAGGAGAACGCCCCGCAATAACACCGCCAGCGGCGTATGTGTGGTCAGGTAAATCAAAAGAAAAAGGATCGTGCGACTGGAACTGCTCAAATGGATTGTCGGAACGTCGGGCAGGAAGCCTTCCACCCATGGAAAACTGAAGCGGTTTTCGCATTTCTTCGTAATCAGGCTCACCGACCTGCGGCAAAGGCACACGCGCAAAGTTTGGATCGACCATGGCCGCAATATTTCGTGCGGTCATGATTGCTTTGCGGATAGCCTTTGGGTCTTTCATTCGCCTTCGCCTTCGTTGAATTTACGCTCTGACGGGCCAACCAGTGGCTCGACAGCCTCAGCCTGCTCTGGATGCATCACAAGGTCGCGGGCAAGCTGCAACATGGCAACACGCTCACGGCTCTGGCGGTCCAGATCGCGGTTCTGATCTTCAACCATACGCTCTTGATGGCGGACACCAACTTCGCTTTGCTTGGTTTGGGCATTAATCAAATCAGCTTGTGCAGCAGTCATAGCTGCCTGACCCATTTCTGGCGCGTCCTGCTTTGGCGCAAAGGCACCGGACTGGATCTTGGCTTGCGTTTCTGCCTGACGTGCCTGCGCTTCGATCATGCGCGCATTTGCGGTCATTTCGTCAGTCTTCATCTTAGCCTGAGCCTGCAACAATTCAGGTGGCGGCGATGCCTGAGCATTTGGCGGTGCCATGAACTGCGATGGGTTGGACCAGCCGATAGCCTGCAACGCAGCAACGTCGATGGCGATTGGATCGTACATCG